CTCGTTATGGTAGTGGTAGCTCTAACAATGGAAAAAACTTTCCTTATGCTATGTATCGTGAGGAAATGAAAGCAGTAGGACTTAATCCAGACTGTAACATTGAGCATGACCTAAAAAAAGAAGGTAATGTTCATAGGCATGATAACAATCCCTACCTGTCAACGTGTAGAAATGAGAATGATTACTTTCTAAATGGAAAAACAGGTGGTAATAATATGTATGAGGACTGGAACAATGGTTATGTACTTCAGATTATAGGTACAGGTGGCTGTCGTTCTAGGGCTATCCCATGCTCAGACTTAGAGTTTCAGAAGTTTGAGATGATGATACAAGCCAAGCAAAATGTAGTCGTAAAACATACTAAATGGATTGAATCTATTGTAGCTAAAGTTAATAGATTTGAGCAAGGTATAAAGACTATGACTAAGTTCTCTCAAGTAGAGAAGTTTGCTTCTCACAGTAAAGTCAACTGGAAGATTGATGACGAGATACTTGCCGATAAGATTGGTATGGACGTTGTAATTTCTATTGATGATCTAGCAGACGCATTAGATAACATAGATAAACCTAAGCTAACTAGAGATGAGAAGCTTCAGGCTCGTATGTTATACGAACAATCAAAGGTAGCCTCAGTTAATTAGAGGTATCAGTTGACATACTAGCAATAGTATAGTATATTAAAGGCATTACTAATTAATTTTAGTAGTGCCTTTTTTTTAACCCAACAATAAGGAAACATATGAGTGCATTAGTTGCAAAACTACAAGAGCAATATGAAGATCAGTACCAACGGAGTATTACACCCGTTGAACTGCGTCAATTAGACTCAGTAGAGAGTACATTTACGCTAAATAAACCTAGCTATGCTGTATTAGATACTGAAAACAACAAAGCAATACACCTACATGGTGCTAACTACCAGTTGATACCCTATGCAAAGATATTATCTGGTCTATCTACTGCATTAGATGAGTATGAAATAGATATAAGTGATACATCTATTAAATTTAATGTGTCACCAGACTTAAACTACATGAAACTTAGGATTTTGTTTGGAGATACTGGAGATTTTGGTACTTACTCTATGAGTCATAACGAAAATGATAAGTTAAAGTTTGGTATTGAAGTTATATCTAGCTATGACGCATCAATTATCTTTCAGTTAAGATCAATGTTCTTAAGATTAGTATGTGCCAATGGTATGAAATCATTTGAAGATATTAATTCTTCTATGAAAAGACATACACTTAAGTTTAATCTTGATGATTCATTTACTAAACTTAAAAATCTTAACACAACTTTTAGTAACATGAAAGATAAAGTAGAAGTGTACCAAAGTGTAGAGTTAGGTAGACAAGATGTTGAGAAGTTATTTAGAAAGTTCTCTAATAATTCTGATGGTAAGTACCACTTACTTAATAGTGTATTAGAAACTGATGCAAATAAATCAACACTTCTTGATGTATACAACGCACTAACAAACTACAGTTCACACAATGAACGTGCTGTTAAGATAGGTAAGAAAGAGAGTAACGATTATAAGATTGAATCTTCTAAAAGAGATTCTATAAGAAGTAGTGAGGATAGGGATTTTGAAGTTAGAAACTTCTTAAAGACTAATGACTTTATGTTTTACTATCATCAAGGCGTAGCCAATCAATTAAGATAATATCTATAGGGGGGCTAGTATATACTATAACCCCCCCTGAGATGACACGATACTATAACATATTTTAAGAGATAAACCAAGTAGACATAGTGTCACATCTATGCTATAATCCACATTAACAGAAAGATAAATTATGACATTAAAAACATTCGTGCCAGAACAAGCAAGCAAATCAGCAGAAGAACAATTAGGTTTAGCAAAGATTCAAATTATGTTTGAGGATTCCTTTGGAATGTTTAATGCTAGAGGTGGTGCTATAAGTGATGTACAATTAGAGAGGGAGAAACGACAGGCAACAGAATGGTTTAGGTCTAGTGACTGTGAATTTTTTTCTGATCTCGCAGGTACAGAACATGATACTGTAATACGATTACATGATACGTTGACATACAATTACAACACAGGTAAGATAACGTTATCAGAAGTAAGGTATGCAATAAGAAACTTAGGATTAAAGATATGAACATATTTCATTTAGATAAAAGTGCAGAGGTATCTGCATTGTATCATTGTGATAAGCACGTAGTCAAGATGATATTAGAAACAGGACAGATGTTATCAACTGCATATCAAAGACATTGTGGTATTGATGAGGAACTATACAAACCTGCATACCCACACCACCCCATGACTATATGGGTAGGAGATTCATTAGGTAATTATATGTGGTCAATAGATTTGTTAGGTCACTTGCTTAATCAATACAGACACAGGTATCATAACAGAATACATAAGACAGGTCGCATACTTAATAATTTAATTTGTTTGAATGACAAAATAAAAGATAAGTTTGAGTATCAAAACTTTTTAATCCCACCCTTGTGTATGCCAGATGAATACAAGTGCGATAACTATATACAATCATACAAAGATTACTATGTAGGTGAGAAGAAACGATTCGCTAAGTACACATCAGTTGACACACCATACTTTATGTGCTAAAGTATAACTTAATCAAAGGACAATTATGAAAACAATCAAAGAGATAGAGAAGAAGATAGGTAGTCTATCTAATCCAAGTAAGATGCCCTCGTTTGCATGGGGTATACCAATTAAATATTGTGTAACAGGTGCTAAGTTAGCATTGGTTGATGGTACTATTTGTAGCAAATGTTATGCAGGTAAAGGTTGCTTTGTATTCCCAGTTGTAAAAGCTATGTATCAGAGAAGATATGAGGCACTAGGTCTACCAGAATGGGTAGATTATATGGCAGAACTCATTACCCAAAAGTACAAAAACCTAGATAAATCAAGGCGTTTTCACCGTTGGTTTGACTCTGGTGATATACAATCTTATGGGCATCTTATGAAAATATTTGAGGTGTGTGAACTTACACCACACATAAAGTATTGGTTGGCTACTAGAGAGTATCAAATCATAGATCAGATTACAGAGAAAGATGTACCAAAGAATTTATGCTTACGAGTATCAACAACTAAAGTTGACAGCAAGCCACCCAAGTTTTGGAAGTGGACATCTGGTGTGCATAAGAATAAGAAAGCAGTAGGTCGTGAGTGTCCTGCACCTAAACAGAATGGTGAGTGTGGTAGTTGTCGTGCCTGTTGGAGTCATAAAGTTAAACAAGTAAGTTATAAGGAGCATTAGTATGGCAGATAAATGTACAAGTTGGGCAATAGTTACAACAATGGAAAGACCAGATGGTACTTGGTATGATGAAACTATTACAGAGATAGATGATGACACAGCTTCAAGTGTTGATCAATTTTTAACTGAGTACTGTGAGGATAAGGAGAAAAGTAAACATGAATAAAAAAGAAAGAGGAGACTTTGAGTGGGCTAGTGGGTTCTATTTGTATGATGACCTAGATCAGAAATGGATTAACTGGAGTGAGAAAAAACTTTTTAGGGAGATTGCAAAGTTAGCATGGCAACCCTTTGAGTATTGGGAGGGTGAGGATATTTATAATGAGATTAATAAACTTGCATCTTCAGTAAGAGAAAAAATAAAAAAGGAAACTAATGAATAAAAAAATGTCACAAGAAAAAGCATATGATGAATGGCAAGAATGGTTAGACAAATGTCCTGTAAAATACACAACGGGTAGACACCCAACTAGTTTTATAGAAGTAATTAATTTTGATTTTAATGACTACGATAGTGAAGATAATGAGGAGTAGTATCTTCCTTATCTTTTTTTTGTTTCTAATTTCCTGTAAAGATTTTAGCTTTAACCCAACCACAACTATAATTAAACACATAATAACTAATAAAGATAAATAGTACTTGACAAGTACACATAAATCTGATAGGGAGAATCATGATGAAAAAATACAAAGTAAGAATATTTGGATTAGGTATAGATGCTAAGGCATTGATACCTTTTCCTTATGAGCCAACACTAGACATGATTGAGAATGCAGTTGCTGAATATTTAAATGAGGGGCTAATGAAAATAGAATCGGATAGTTTTTATAATAAAGAAAAGTATACAATAACATACGAGGAAATGCACGTTGAATTATAAGCAACAGTTAGAAGTAATAGAAGGACTATTCATTCCACCAGATACATCTATAAGAATGGATTGTCCTTTCTGTCATGGTAAAAATACTCTATCAATAGACACAGCTACCAACAATATAAATTGGTTTTGCTTTCATGCGTCATGTAAAGCTAAGGGTAAGTACAAGGGAGAAAAAGATATGAACTATGTAAACTCTACATTCAATAGTAAAAATAAAATAAGTGATGCACCATTTGAAATGCCAGATAGTTTTACAACTGTATACTCAGATGATAAAGCTATGAAGTATCTACATAAAAATAATTGTTGGGAGGCATGGAGTTGGGGCAGGGCTACAATAAAATTTGACATAGCACAGAACAGAGTAGTCTTCTGTGTTAAAGATCCAAAGACAGATAGGATTGTAGGTGCAGTAGGTAGAGGATTAAATTCTAGAGTATATCCTAAATGGTATATGTATGGTAACAAAGATGTACCATTTGCTTGTGGTTTAATAGAACACAAGGAGGCTATTCTTGTAGAGGATTGTGCCTCTGCTTGTGCAGTATCTAATGTATTGACAGGTGTAGCTTTAATGGGTACATCATTAAAAGAATCTCACAAGAAACACTTGACACAGTACAAGAAATTGTATATAGGTTTAGATAGAGATGCGACAACAAAATCATTTGCTATTGCTAATGAATTAAAATCTTATGGTATTAAGAATGTTCATGTTAAAGTATTAGAAGATGACTTAAAATATTACGGAACAAAAGAAATAGAGGAGATGTTCAATGACTAGTACAATGATGCAAGAAATAGTAGATGACTGGAGAGAGTGGAGGTATGATATTATAGAATTAAATACTGCTACATGGTCACAAAGAGATGAAGAAAAGATTAATGCAATAACAGCTATTCTAGAAGAACAATTAGAATCGCAGAAAGCAATAGACAAAAATGATTGAGAAACAAATAATAAAACTAATGCTCAACAAAGATTTTTATGCAGAGTATAAAGGTCAAGTATCTCGTAATGTATTTCAAGGTAGCTTTGGTTCTTTGTATGACACCATTCAAAAAGCACATGAGAAGTATGATGCTAACATAAGTCTTGATGAGTTATACTCCCTACATACTGCAGTATTTAATCCTGCATTAACCCGAGCAGCTAAGGAACAGTTCAGTGAATTGCTTGAGGATATAAAAGAAACTCAAGAACCCTCAAAAGAAATAGCAGATGACATTATAAAAATATTAATTGAGAGAGATGTTGCACAGAAAATTGCAATAGAAGCTACTGAAATATTTAATGGTAAACCTGCAGACTTTAATTTTATTACAGGACTTATTGATAAGCATAAGTCAGGACTACCTGCACAAAAACTAGATGCAGTAACAAATAACATTACTGAATTACTTGATGAGTTAGATGTTGTAAGTAAGTGGAGTTTTAATTTATCTGTACTTAAAAATAACATAGGTGGAATCGGTCCAGGAAATCTAATGATAGCATTTGCCAGACCAGAGACAGGTAAGACAGCATTCTGGGTTAGTCTTGTGTCAGCACCATATGGATTTGCTGAACAAGGTGCTAAGGTACATGCGTTTATTAATGAAGAACCTGCAGTACGTACACAGATGAGAGCCATCAGTTCTTTTACTGGACTTAACAAAGAACAAATTGTAGAAGATGTTGACTCAGCACACAACGAATGGATTAAAATAAAAGATAATATTAAAATGATTGACACAGTTGATTGGTCTATGGACGATATAGATAGCCATTGTGAAAAGCATAAGCCAGATATAATTGTTATAGATCAGTTAGATAAAGTAAATATGAGTGGTACATTTGCAAGAACAGATGAGAAACTAAGAGCAATCTATACAAGTGCAAGAGAGATAGCAAAGAGAAGAGAATGTGTAGTCATTGCTATATCACAAGCATCAGCAGATGCACACAACAGAGATCACATATCATTTGATATGATGGAAAACTCTAAGACAGGTAAGGCAGCTGAAGCAGATTTAATTATTGGTATTGGTAATAGAGCATCTAATGATCCTACTAATACTAGCAGAGTATTAAACGTAAGTAAGAATAAGATAACAGGGTGGCATGGAGATCCATCTTGTATACTAGATAAATATATAAGTAGATTCACAGATTAACATAAGGATAATATGATAACAACAGTAGACGTAGAGACTTCGTACCAAAAAACAGAGGCAGGTGGCTTTGATCCATCACCATTTAATCCAGATAACATACTAGTTAGTGTGGGTATTAATGATGAATACTATTTTACTAATCACAGTGAAAGAGTTGATGAAGGTTGTCATGCAAAGATACAAAAGATATTAGATAATACTAAATTATTAATAGGGCATAACATTAAGTTTGATTTAAGTTGGTTACTTGAGGCAGGATTTAAATATGATGGCAATGTATATGACACTATGATAGCAGAGTATGTATTAAATCGTGGTGTACGTAAGAGTTTAACATTACTTATGTGTTGCCAACGTAGAAAACTAGATGCTAAAGATGATGCAGTAAAAGAATACATGGACAGAGGCGTATCATTTGAAAATATACCTGCAGAAATTGTAGAGAAGTATGGTAGAGTTGATGTAGCTATTACTAGACAACTGTTTGATTCACAAATGGCAGACTTAAGAACAGATAGAGATAAAGGTTTATTAAAAACAATTAAAGTTATGAATGAATTTTTAATTGTGCTTACTGATATGGAACGTAATGGTATCAATGTAAACTTAGAAGATCTTTCTGATGTAGAGAGAGAGTACCGAGCAGAGTTTGCTTATCTTAAACAGAAGATAGACAAGATTGTATATGAGAAGATGGGAGATACTAAAATTAATTTAGGTAGTCCAGAACAATTGTCTTGGTTAATCTATTCTAAAAAACCTAAAGATAAGAATGAATGGTCTAAAATATTTAACACAGGTGTAGATAAGTTTACAAAGAAGAATAAGAAAAGACCTAAGTTTTCTTTTGCACAGTTTAGAATGTTAGTAACTAATAACTCTGAGCCTATATACAGAACTATGGCTAGTCAATGCTTACATTGTAATGGTAAAGGTGTAATTAAAAAGATTAAAGTTGATGGTACACCTTACAAAAAATACACTAAGTGTGATGATTGTTATGGTGAAGGATTTGTATATGCTAACATGGCTAAACTTGCAGGCTTTAATCAAAGACCTAGAAGTGTGTATGATATATCTGACTCTGGATTTAAAACAGATAGGATAACATTAAATAAAATTGCAGGAGAAGCAGAGGGAGAGTTCAAAGACTTTATTGATTCTATCCTTAGACACAATGCTATCTCTACATACTTAAATACTTTTGTAGAAGGCTTACAAAACTTTACAAATGCTAATGGTTTATTACATCCTAAGTTTATGCAAGCTGTAACAGCTACAGGTAGACTATCAAGTAGAGATCCTAACTTTCAAAACCAACCAAGAGGTAATACATTTCCTATACGTAAGGTTATACAATCTAGGTTTGAAGATGGTCAGATAATTGAGGTAGACTTTGCACAGCTAGAGTTTAGAACTGCAGTATTTCTTGCACAAGATAAGCAAGGTATGGAAGATATAAAAAATAATATAGATGTACATAAATTTACTGCTGACATCATAGGTGTATCAAGACAAGATGCTAAAGCACATACATTTAAACCTTTGTATGGTGGTACAACAGGTACAGAAGATGAGAAGAAATATTATAAAACATTTGCAGAAAAATATAAAGGTATAACTAAATGGCATGAAGAATTACAGAGCCAAGCTATAACTTTTAAAAGAATTAAATTACCAACAGGTAGAGAATACTCCTTTCCATATGCAGAACGTATGCCTTGGGGTGGATCTAGTTATGGTACGCAAATAAAAAATTACCCAGTACAAGGGTTGGCAACTGCTGACATTGTACCATTAGCATGTATAAAAATATTTAAGCTAATGAACGACCAGAAGGTAAAGAGTTTACTTATTAACACAGTTCACGATTCTATTGTGGCTGATGTTTATCCTGGAGAAGAAGCTGTAATGAGTAAGATATTTGACGAGGGTACAGCATCCGTAATACCTGCATTGAAAGAGTATTATGGAATAAACTTTAACGTTCCACTTGACACAGAGATCAAAATGGGATATGATTGGTTAAATATGAAGGAGATAAA